AGCTAACTGTTAGAAGCCAATAGCTGTTCATTCTTTTTATCTTAGCAGCAGTAAAAATGCTAGCTAAGCAAAATAGGTGGCTCAATCTGTATCGCTAAATTTGCAGTCGTAGCTGCTTCACCGACACGCACAACAAAGTGTCCATTTGTTGTTGGAGGTGTCTTCGTAATAGCTCCATCGCTAGTGGCCAGAAACATAGGCTCCCCTGCATCAAGACCGGATAGTGACAAAATTCCTACAACTAAACAACGGACCTCTTCACCTGCGTTTTTCGCGGTCTGTGCAAAACCAACAACTGTTGCCTCATCCCTTGTTCCAGAGGCATTTGCCAAGCCCACCTTACCGTCGGATGCTCTTGCATATAAAGCAGCTCCTTGCGTTACATCCTCAAAAGCCAATGCACCAAACCCAGCCACTGCGTAAACAGTTCTACCGGCCATGGTGGTTTTAAGGTCTAAAAGGACACCATTGACACCTTCCTGATTGGGTGCATAAGGCTGATGATCGGTTGTACCTGACATTAGGACAATAAGATAGGAGGCTCGATTTGAATTGAAAACTCTGTTGTAGTGGCACCTTCTCCGACCCTAGTGACATACTGTCCTGCCGTAGAAGGAGCTGTTAAGGTTATCTCCCCTGCTGTGGTTGATAAGAAGTAAACATCGCCAGGATCGATTGCGCTGGGATAATCCAAAAGACCGGCTACTAAAACTTTTACTGTTGAATTAATTGCAGCAGCATCATCTGCAAATCCTACGACGACAGCTTCGTCTAATGACCCGTCAGCCTGTGCTTTACCTACTTTGCCGTCAGACGAACGCATATAAAGAGCATCACCATCAGCCACGGCTTCGAAAGTGGTTGCGTCGAAACCGACACGTTCCGGTGCAAAGGTAGGAAAACCGTCTTTTAAATCAATAAGAGCTTCGACCAAGCCTCCATAGTTATGATCGTATGGGCGCCTTGTCAACGTAAATCCGTTGGCAGTCATGATATCAATCAAGATATCAATAGCGCCTCCGATGTTTGGCTCGTACCTCGACATATACACTTACATCGTTTCACTCATTCTAAATTGTTGCATACTTTAGAATGACTCTATAGGACAGGTATTATGTCGCCAGAGGTGATTACTGCTGTGATTACAGGAGGTATTGGTGCATTCACCGGGCTTTCGCGTGCTTTAAATAATTTCAACAAAAAAATTGAGCATCGATTCGAAAGAATTCAAGACGAGATCGACGACTTACAGGACAGAGTGACTCGCGAGTATGTTTTGAAAGAAGATTTTTTGCGTGAAATAGAATCAGTTCATACCAAGCTTGATCGCATACTTGATCATCTCCTCAAGAGTTAGATCGTCACCCACGCAGCTGCCGTAGCGTCATACATCAATAAATTAGAGGCAGACGAATCATAGTGAAGCTGTCCGTCTACTGGGTTCGAAGGTTGTCCTGCGCTTCGTGATACAACCGCCTTTGCTGTGCGAAAAGCCGTACCATCGTAAATCTTAAGTACATGTGTGCTCGTAGTGTCGAGCCACGATTCGCCCAAGCTATTTGATGTGAAGCCTACACCAGAAGCGTTTGGTGCTGTTGCTCCTACATGTGTTGGTCCTGCCTTAATCAGGCCTGTATCATCATCTTTAAAAAATAATCCAGGCTCGACTGCGTTGAAGTTAATAGCCAACTCACCGTCGCCTAAACGCACTGGAAAAGGACGATCTTTTAAGACGGAAGACCTTCTGGATAAAATCTGGACGGACATTTACGTGTTTATATAGAGCCCGGCATCAATTATTCTATCTTGGTCAGTCAATGGACTATAGGTGCTGCCTTCTATCTGCACGACAGTTGCAGATGCCTCTAAAGGTAAACCGCTTTTGTACTCACCTCCTTCTACAAATCCTTGCTCGAACTCATCCGTGTACTCACTCAAAGGCTGATCGATAAGGCCAAATTTCGCATTTTCAATTACTTGGGGCTGTAAGTTAAAAAGCTTGTTGACTAGCTGTGCGAACCTGCTTGTGGTGTTGAATACCGTGCCGGCCCTGTCAAGCAGACCTTGTGCATCTCTTTTGATGTCATCCGTCAACAACATCGACGCGGCAGAAGGCCTAAAATCCGCAACATCTTCGGGATTATTTCTTTGACCAACAATGTTCTGCGTCCCAGCCCATCCGAAGAATTGCCTGTCAAGCACATACTTTTCAGCGGCCTCCTTCAACTTGACTACCTCTTTCTCGAAATTCCTATAGAAAGTTTCAAGACCTTTGCCGACAGGTTGATCACTGGGTTCAAGAAGCCAAGTCCCTACATATTCATGGGGCTGCAAGTTAGACACATCGCAATAGCCTGATGCCGTATCACTGAAAGGATAAACAATAGTGAAAGTGTTCGAATCTGGTACTGAAGAGATAACATAATCACCGTCTAAAGCAGAACCACTGGTAAAGGTAATTTTTACACGTTGATTCTGTTCAAGACCATGATCGATTGCACTAATTGTTATATTTGGACCTGATTGCGTATAAGAAGCAGCTAGGGCGAGTGGCTGCCCACCCTCGTCATGAATTAATGCCCACATCGATGCGTAAATGTGTTTGCACCAACGGGGTTGATAGTACATTAAATTTTGAGATGAAAACTCTGCTTTGTCTTCATACTCAGGTATTTGATAAAAATTATTCACCGTCGTATAGCCAAAGTCCTCGAAAACACCAGGATTATCCCTCGTGTTACTAAGACTATTGTCCTTACTCAAAGTCTGACCTGGACGTAAATTTTCGACAGGAGTTACTGGAAACTTCTTCTTAGTTCTATCTTCAAATAGATTGTAACCTCTCCTCTTTGTATAGTCTTGGCAGCTACACTGCCATCTCAATTCTGTAGTAAGAAAACGACCAACTTGAAAACCACGATGTGCTGGAACAACAGTTGCTGTGTTGCCAGCTACGGTTTTCGCTCCGTAGCTATCCTTGCGTTGAAAAATAATTTCTTTCGTTGTTGCGTCCGAACCTGTGACGGTAAAGCCAACATAATCGGTGTAATCGAACCCTCGAATTAGTCTATTTACCTTTGCGTTTCCTGTTGTGGTCCCGCTTGTTATCGTTAAAAATGTAAAGGTTGTAGAGCCTGTGACGGTAATCGAATATCTACCGGAGGCCACAACACCTGTAGAAACATCAAGAAAAACTTTGTTTCCGGTAGCCAGACCATGCGCTGAGCTGGTCGTGACAGTTACTGTCGAAAACGATCGCGAGTACGTGGCACTTATACCAGGATCACGTTCAATGACCCTGTCTGTCATACGCTCATCTTTTAACAAACCTACTTGTTCAGGGAGCTCACGAAGCTTAACTCGTGTGGTAGTCCATCTTGGATCTGCAAATGCTGCAGACAAATAGTAAGTTACATTGCCACTTGTAGTAGCAGATGTTGCTGCTGTGAGCGTAAATGTGTTTTGTGTTCGAGCAGTGATCGTTAATGTTGCATCTGTCGCGCCACCGGTCGTAAAGTCGAGATAAATCTGATCACCGATAAAATAGTTATGATCTGATTTAGTGACAGTTATCGTTGTACCTGCTTGACTGTATGTTGCGGTGACTGCATCAGATAAATAGCGTACCTCCTCAATTGGAATGCCTATATCGTAAAAAGAGAATGCGTTTGTGTCACGCATTCCTACTAATTGTTCGCCAATCTCATTACTTGCTGAGGGATATGTGAATAAACGTGCCGGTACGAAAATACCAGGAAATTGTTGGAACGAAAAGTAAAGTCGGTAGTCACCACGCGACTTACGCTCCCGAAAAGTAGAGCCTAAAGTGCTTTGAGTAACAGAATACAGCTCGTAACCTCTTCTCCAACGCGACCAAAGAGAATCTTGGTTATAAAACCTGACTTCGCTGCTTTCTTCAGGGTTTCTTGTGATGTCAAAAGGGTTGGGAGCCGCTGCGCGGCGATTTGGCCCCTGAAAAGACGTTAATTTAGTAAAATTCTTGTCTTGATTGCGGTCAAAAGGCCCTGATGACGAGCTTTTGAACTTGTTTAGTCCAAAAGGCATGGTTTTTTATCAATAGAAGCCGCCTTGCACGCCTACATAGAAGCCATTTGTGAGTGCAGTGGAACCACTGACAGCTGCGTAGAGAGCTTGACCACGGCGCAGCATCAAACCACGCTGTTTTGGCGCAATCTGGCTGTTAGCACCGTCGAAATTTGCACCCGCTTGAACAGTTGGGTGATTAATTAAGGGTAAATCTTTTTTGATAGTGAGACTATAAGAAAGATTTTCTGCAACCGCCTCTACGCTAGAAACAAAAAGTGGGAAAAATTGGTTCGTATTACTGACAGTACCTACGTTCACTAGGTAAAAACAAATGTCAATGGGTAGGGACACATCAACATTGCCGGTAATTGTGCCACTAATGCTCGGAATGGCTGCCGTGAATGTAGTTGGGGTAACAGTCAACACTGTCGCCTCCAAATCAATTGGATCTGTACCTGAACTGCGGCTTGTGATGTCTAAAAAAGTCTTTTGCCCAACCTGCAGATTGTGGCCACCAGAAATTGTTACCGTAATCGTGGTGCCGTTTGCAGAGTATGTTCCTGTTGTCGCAGACTGAGCGTCAATCTTTTCAGTCGTGCGCTTGGTGTAGCGCAGAAAAATTTCGTCGATGTAAGCACCTGAAATTGAAGTGTCCGTCTGCCCGGAATCAGCGTCAAAGATCTTGGTCGCGTTACCAACAGCAGTCGGGATAAGGTTAGTGCTAAACGCCTGACCAGAAGCAACCGTTAATAAAGTGGACGTCGTTGCCGGACGATCGACCATCAACGGCTGTTTATTAGAACTACTGCTTGACACTTCTTCTCAGCGGGTTTCTTTAAATGTATTATAGCGGTATCAGATCAATCTTCTTTTTTGTCCTTCTTTTCCATGCGGGATCTTGCTTTCTTCAAAGCATCCTTACGTTTCTCTTTGTCAGTCATCTTCTCCTCACCCTTTCCTTCTTTATCTTCTTGCTTTTTTTTGAAATGAGCAAGAAGCTCAGGTGGCATTTTGTGTTTTGACATGATTAAAAACTTTGCGCTCCACTGGCCTTTTGTAGGTATTTAGAGCGAGGCTCTTTCGAAATAGAACCAGCGCCATAACCGCCACTCTTCTGTGCATCAAGACCAGATCCAGGATCTGAATCTCCCATCAGCGCACTGCCTGCCATCCGCGTTGCTTCGGAGGGGTTCTGAAGTGCCTCATGGGGCATCGGTACCCCGCCCATGGCTTCTTTTGCTTGTCCCATTATCTCGTAAAAGTTGGCAAATTAGGAGGGGAAGGAGGCGTACCACGCAAGCCTTGGCGTAGTATCGATCCTGTTGTATAAGGCACAGGTTGTTCACCTGGCTCTAGTAAGTCTAGCGGCAACACATCCCCTGCCATACGACTTCTCGGACCGGGGGAACGAATATCCGCATAAGATTCAACACCTGGATCAAATCCTCTTGCAAGCAGTGCTTCATTGGTGTCAAGGTCAGGTTCAGAGGGAATGTCATTTCTCCTCAAGCCGAACATGTAACCAGCTGTAGTCGTGGGTTTTACCATGTTGCCTGAACTGGTTGCTTGTTTACGACCACACCTGGCATTGAGTCAGCGTATGAGCGCGTGACTTCTCTCATATATGCAGGATTATTCAACTGGTAGCGGGGATCGTTTTCGCCTGTGTATGAAACAACTAGATCACATGGTGTGTGTTTTTCTGCTCGTTTCATATTAAAAGGATCACTAAAGCCTGCCGTCAGAAGCTGATAATCGTTGTACATATTCCTGTAAGTCACAGGAAAAGACTGGCTGTAGCCAGGGACAGCAGCAAACCTCATCTCAAAAAGTAATTTTTTGCAAAGTCTTTCGCAAACCGAACTGTTTTCGGAATCACGCCGCCATACTGCTCGTATCGCTTAGCTTCTTCATCAGTAAAATCTCTCGCAGTAAATTCTCCTGAGGTCTTATCTAAAACACCTTGGACACCGTCCTTGAGTGCAAGAACATTTACGGGAGCCTCCTTTTCAACCGGTGGAGGTGGTGCAACCGGCTCTGGCATAGAAGAGGCAGGGTCAGCTGAAAAAGACATGCTCTTTGCAGTTGATTCTTCAGCTCCTGGCAGATATTTCTTATAAGCTCCTGTTCTGAAGACTGACCAAGCGCCTAATCCTTGAGAGTCGAGAATTGATTTTGCTGCGCGTACATTAGTCCTGGGATCGTAAAGCTCCTCGTTTGCTTTCAATCCTAAATTACGACGACGTTCAGCACCCAGCATGTAGCCAGGCTCATCAATCATATTGATTTGATAAAGCCCGAAAGAATAATCGCCAGTGCTTCTATCAGGGTTTAGAGCTCGTGGATTCAAACTGGATTCAGCCTGGCTGATCGCGACCATGGTAGGAATTAAATCCTCTTTTACTCCTTCCTGTCTGAGGAGCCCAGCAAGCTGAGATTGCGATATCTGTTTAGCCATATTATCGGTGATTGGTTTCGAGAATGAGGCGGGTGCCGACAGCAACATCAGCAGGACCAGGAAGAGCCTGGATAAATTCCGCACCTTCCCTGTTGAACCGGTAACGAGCCTGCTCAGGATTTCTGTAATTCGGTACATATAAGTGCAACGCCAGACGATCAGTCTCGTACATGTAAATCTGCGTCCACGTTTTCAACGTCTCTTTGAAGTCCGTGGTCGCGATCGTACGGTCAACGTCGCCAGCAATTGACTCAACTCGTCCACGTGGAACGGTTGAGTTATTCATAGTGCCAGTCATGTCGGTGCGCTTTTCAGCCTCGTCACACCGCTCAACTTGCTCAACAATCTTGGAGTACCAAAATGAATCGGGTACGTTATCCAAAGCCTCTTCCAATCGTGCCAAGTCGCCAGCAGGAATCGACGTAGTGTTGTACCCCAAATGCCAGCGTACTTTTGACTTTAAGAAAGTATCAAGCTTCATTAATGCTCACCTTCGCATTAGCGTGCAAAGACTATATGCACCAATAACAGATTAACACGCGCCAATAATCACTCGACACGTACAAGATTTTCTTTGAAAATCTCTTCCCAATCCACACGCTTAACTCCTTTGAGTTGCTCGAGGCGTGAGAAACGCTCACCGGGAAGAGTAAGTTGCAAGTCTTTGATGTCGCGTGCAGTCTTTAAACCAACTCCTGGCAAAGCATCTGCAATTTGACGTGCTGAAGCAAGATTGATATTTACGCGAGTGTCAATGGGGAAAGTTTCTTTCTTGGAAGGCTTAGCTGGCTTCACGCCCTCTGCAGCAAGAGATTCTGTCAGACGCGTTTCATTACGCTCCTGCTCCATAGTTGCATCGAGGTGCGGAGTCAGATCGTCCTCGTCAATATAAATTACTTCTTCATTCGCATCTAGACACATAAGGATGCCTTCTCCATGCTGAGAGACGACCTCAACTAATCCTCCTGTGATACGGTTTTGATAGAGCATGACTACCTTTAATTACTGATATAGCCTACCAAAGTAAATACTTACAAGCAATAAAAAAGCGGGTCGTGGTGACCCGCCGTATAAAAGAGGTAACAGAAAATCAGCTGTCGCTACCGCCCACTTGAGAAGCGAAGTCCAGCATGCCAACAATGTCATTGAAGGAAGCTGCAGCTGCGGGACGCAGGTAGTTAACACGAGCGATGATGTAGGCAGCTTTGCCAGCATCAGCGTCAGCGTCGGAGATGAACACGCCGTCGCCGTTAGCAGCACCAGTGTTGGCCGTGGCGTTCATGTTGAAGACCTTGAACGTCAGATCAGACGTGGTCTCGAACATCAGAGCATCAGCGAAGTCGCTACCGGTGTAGGTAGAACCTGCGTTGGTGATGCTGCTCAGGAACGGAGCCTTGCCGGCTGAAACTGCGCTGGTGCCTGCAGCGATGCCGGAAGCACCGATGGCCAGGCTTGCGCCAGCTGCACGCAGACCAGTCAGAACGCCAGAGGCGGGGATACCAGGAGCACCTGAGCTATCGCCACCAAGGGCAAGAACTTCGGTATTGGTGCCCTGCAGGTCGGCGGTCAGGGGAGAAGCGGGGTAAGAAGGCTCACCGGCGCTGGGGCTGTCTTGACCAATGGCGAGGGTAACGCCATAGATGTAAGCAGGACGGTCAGCGCTTGCTTGGACAACCATGGAAGTACGATCATCGCGCACACGATCATCAGGACGACGATCGGGAGAAGGGACAATCAGATCCAGGGTTTTGAAGTCGGCTTTAGTACCGGACTTATTGGTAATTTTGGCGTAACCAATAAGCTCGTAAGCCTCGACGCCAGGCCAACCATAAACACCTTCGGTGTTGTAGGAGGACAGGCGGTTAATTTGATTACCAGGGTGCAGAATAGCGCCCTTTTCTTCGGTGTAAGATGCCATTTAGTTATACCTCCTCAAGGATCGACGATGGTAAAGGCAGTAGTCACGAAGTCCTTATTCAGGTTCGCGAAACCTGCATACAGCTGCCAAATGAGGATGATGAAGCGGCTGAAGTCGTCGTTGTTGTTGATGAGAACTTGAGCGTTCGGGCCACCAATACCAACGCCAACTGCCTGAGGACCGAAGAACAGTCCGGGAGGAGTTGAACGACCAGTAACAGCACCAGCACCGTCGCCGTAGTTAACAGTTGCGGTCTTGCTAGGCATGTTGGTGGTCTCGAAGAAGCGAACACCTTCAAACACAAAGCCGGAAGGCATCACAGGTTCGCCAGCCACAAACTGGGCTTGGCCGTATTGGCCACCTTGGTACAGAGAGGCGTTGGGGGAAGCCATACCCATCAGAGGGTTGGGTGCGCCCATGCCGGGGTAACGAGCAACCTCGCGGAAGCCTTGATCAGCACGAAGATCCTTCATGAAGGAGGGATCCGCGATACAACGGTAGTAGCCGTCCTGGAAAACAGGGACGTTACGCTTACGCAGGCTCTTGACAACCTCGAGGAGGTCGGTCTTAACGTTGAACTTATAGCGCTCAGCAGCGAATTCAGCAGCGGTATAGGTGTCGACGGTGACGCCAGTCTTACCTTTGCCGTTGGGGTAGTAGAAACCACCTTGGGTATCGCTTGCCTGACCACGAGACTCAGACTTGAAGAGCTCGTCCAGGAACACCCGATCGCGCCAACGACGATAGTCGTCCAGCAGGGTCAGCGAACCGATGGACTGGTGGAACATGTTGAGGTTCCCGGTGTCCA